TCATCGGGCTCCTTCGAGGTCGAAACGGGCCACGATACGGGCGGCCCACGGGGCGGAGAGCGGAGATTCGACGACGCCATGACCGCTCATGGAGTGGATGAAGGCCGGCGTGTCGTCGGTGCGGGACAGAATGCCTAGATGTTTGGCCACGGAACCGGGCCGCATCCGGAACAGCAGAAGATCTCCGGGGTCGCCCTGCCCTGGCCGCAGCAGGCGCTGCGCCTCGAGCCAGAGACGCTCCTCGCCCTGAGGCTCCGACCAGTCGGGCGTGTAGGGCGGAACTGGGGCGGGCTCCTGGCCGTGGACCTCGCGCCAGATTCCTCGGATGAGACCCAGACAGTCGCAGCCTGCGCCCTTCGCGCTGGCCTGATGGAGATAGGGCGTGCCGATCCAGGCTCGGGCGGCGCGGACGATCCTCGACTCCACGGGGGTCAACGCAGGCGTCCCCCGTCATTGATGCCGGAAGGAACCGGCACGGACATCAGCCAATCCTCACCGGGAATGAAGGGGAAGCCGCGAAAGTTGGCAATGTTGGCGAACCGGTTCCGGCATGTCGAGGCGCGCTTGTCGCAGCCGGGCTCGATCAGGATCGTATCTTCTGGGCCAAGAGGCGCGCGAAGGGGAGACCAAAGCTCGATTAGTCGCAGCCCACCTTCCATTCGGTCGTGCCTCACGGTGCCAGTCAGCCCCGAGGCTTGGCCGGATAGCACGGAAAGACGACCACGCTCGAACCAGCGAGGCTCGAAGCGGGACAGGTTGGAAAAGCGGAACACTCTGCCATCGGTGCTTCCGCCGGGGAGGCGAGCCGAGCGACCCGGCTGCGACGTGTCGAAGCGACAGGCGGCATCGCCGAGGACGGCAGAGCATGTGGTCTGGTAGAGACGGCCGGTCGGCCGGTTCAGAGCCTCCGACAGACCACGCAATTCGGCATGGAATGCTCCGTCGCCGCGCCGAATTTCGCCCAAGGTGCCGCGGAAGCGAAGCTCGCGCTGGTCGGGCGCGGCCCAGTTGACGGCCCAAAGGCGGACGTCGGCCGCGTCATAGCGACCGGCGTCGATGTCGGCTTCGTTGATGGCGTCGGAGGATAGGATGCCGAGCGCCTCGGTGTTGTCCACGGCAAGCCCCGTGCCCTGCATCACGGCCTTGGCGGTCATACCCGAGTCGGGGCGGAAGGCGATACCGCCGAAGGACAGCGGCCGGTCGTGGTCGGTGAAGCCGAGCGTCACGCGGTCGGTGCGCGTCACGGCCCAGCAACGTGCGATGGTGGTCGCCCCGGTAGAGAGATGATCGCGAAGGCTCATGCGCGGACCTCGATGACTGGGACCGATGGCACTCCTCCCGCTTGGTACGTGGAAGCCTGGATACGGATGGAGTCGGTGTCGAAGCGGACAGGCACGTCGAATTCGAAGCCTGCCGTGACAGTGGCAGCGGCCTCGGGAGCGCCGACAAAGGTCACGCAGCCTGTCGCGGCATTCAGCGACCACTCGGTGCCCTGGACACGTTCGCCGCCGGCCACGGCGATCCGGACGGTTCCGGCCACGGGCTTGGCAATGGTTCGCCAAGCCGTCACATGCCCGGACACATAGCCCTTGCGAAGCTGGAATGTCCGGGTTCGGCCGTCGACGGTCCCGATCACCTGGTCGAGCGGCCCGGGAACTGCCGAGGGCGGGCACGACTTGTGGTCGGCCCAGTCCTTCCAGCGAAAGCCGTTGAGCTGTCCGCCTCGGGCCTCAAAGAAAGCCAGGAGAGCGTGAAGGTCGTCGGGGGATTGGAGCCCCAGGCCTGCGTCATAGCGGCGGCGGCTCTGGGCCCAGGGAGAGTTCCGTTCCTCCCAGCCATTGGCCAGGGTAACGATCTCGGTCCGCCGCTCGGGCCCGCCCAGGGCACCGAAGCTGAGGCTGGTGGGAAAGCGGGTCTCGTGGAACGACATGCGATGTCCTCAGCGGTTGCGGGCGCCGCGCCCGAGCAGGCGCGACATCTCGGCGGCGATCTGCCCTTGCGAGCGTTGGAAGCCCGCCACGTCAGGAGTCGAGACATTGATGGTGACCTGAGCGGCCCCGCTGCTGTGCGGACGTGCGCCTAAGCGTCCATCCGTCCCTCGCGTGTGGGGCATGTTGGCTTCGAGGCTTGCCTCGTCCATCAACCCCGCTGATCCACGCGTCGGGAAGAGCTTGGCCTGCGAGACCGCGCCGCCTTTGGTGAAGGGCGCCACGCGCTTCTGGCTGAAGGACGCCCCATCGGCGAAGGGCATGATCCCTGTGACGACGCCGTTTAGGCCTCCCGCCAACGCGTCGCCAAGTTGGTCCGAGACCGGCTTAACCGCCGCCTTATACACGGTATCGATCATCGTGCGGCCTACGGTGCCCAGCGCCTGAGACAGACGGTCCCCGTCGACCACCAAGCCGTCGATAGCGCGGCGCAGACCGCCCGAAAAACCCTTCTCGACGGCTCCGAAGTGGCGAGTGGCTTCTCCGAGGGAGGTCCGAACGCGCGTCAGCTCCGAGGAGAATGCCGAGGCGACGCGGGTGGCGTCGCCCATGCGGGCCTGGAGGTCGTCCATACCGTCGTCAAGGTCGAACAGGGTCATAGGGGACCTCGCAAGGTTGGTCGGGGTGGCTTTGGCTGAGAGCCAGGAAACGGTCACGGGTCATGGGGTGGGGACGCTGGTCGAGACCGAGCATGAGGGACAACTCGGCTGGCGTGAGGCTCCAGAACTCCGCAGGGCGGAGGCGGAGGGTCACAAGGCCCGCGCGCAGCAGCGCGGGCCAGTCGAACGCGGAGGTCATCCGGGCACCGCGAAGGCCCGCGCGAGGAGCTCGGCCGCAGCTCTCACGGCGCCCAGCGGGCCACCTGCGATCTCGGCTGTCAGCAAGTCGGAGGACGTTACACGCCACCCGCCTCCACGCAGGCCCGCCACGAGCAGAGCCATGACATCGCGCGAAGACACGTCGCCGGACTCGAAGCGGGCGACTAGGGCCACCAACGTGTCGCCGCCTAAGGAGGCTTCCAGTTCGGCCAGTGCCCCGAGCGTCAGCTTGGCAGTACGCGGAACGCCGTCCACAAGGATCTCGACCTCGCCGGCATGGAGGTTGGCCATGACCTAGATCCCCGCAAATGCAATGGCGCCAGCAGACGCGAGAGAGATCTCGTAAGTCGCCTCCCCATCATGGGTGCCCGCGTATTCGATGGACGAGATCTGGAACGGCCCCTGAAGCGTGCCGAAGCTGGGGATCACTACCTGACACGTCGGGTGATCGCCCGCGAAGAAGAGGCTGCGCATCCGGGCATCCGAGGCGGCGTCCTTGAAGACCCCGTTCCCCGACAGCGCCGCCGAGCGCAGACCTGCGCCCCGGAGGAGTTCGCGCCAGCCCCCGGGGGAGTCGAGCGAGGTGACGTCCACCGACTCGGCGTTGAGAGCGATCCGCGTGGCGCGCAGGCCTGCGACGGTCTCAAACCGACCAGCGCCGTCCATGTCGATCTTGATGAGAAGGTCCTTGCCGGCTTGGGCGGCCATGTGAGGCTCCTTGAAGGTTAAACCGCGTCATCTTCGACACGGACGCGAAAGATGAGGTCGATCTGGCGTGTCTCGCCCGCGCCCTTGCGGGTCGCCGAAGCGCGCAGGAACCGGAGGAACACGACACGACCGCGTGCAAGAGTCAGGTCCGAGCCGAGCAATGCGTCGGAGACGGCCGCCGCGACTGCTTTGGCTGCCGAAAAACCGGCGCCGTCAGTCACAACCGAGACCATAGCGTCGTGTTCGGCCCCCTGCCCAATCTGGTCCGAGCGGTCGCGTACGACCTCGGGTCCCAAAGCGACATAAAGCGTGGGAAGTATGCCGGGCGGGACCTGGTCATAGACATGGTTTCCGACCAGCGCGCGGAGGTTGTCATCCGACGTAAGTTGCTGAAACAAGGCGGTCTGAAGGCTCTGTGCCAAGGCATAGGTCACAGGGCAGCCTCCTCGTAGGCGACACACAGGAGGTAGCGGCCCGAGGCATCGGACAGCGACACGGACGAGATCGGGTAGACGCGGGACCCATCCCGGAAGCGCTGGCCGGGCTGGGGCCGTGACGGCGCGCCGACCGGAGCACCACGCACAGTGATGCGAAGGGGGAGCCGGGCCTCGCCCGCTGCTGGCTGCGCCGAGATGCGGAGAGATCCGGGGTCGATCGCAGCCCAGATGACGCCCAGAGCTGACCAGCCGCTTACGAAGCCGCCTGCCCCGTCCGCCATGCGAGTGGGCTGCTCGAGCACCAGCCTGCGGCCTAGCTTCGGGCTACTCATCAGAACCCCCCTGATAGGCGGATGGGCCGGTACCGGTCGATAAGGGCAGTCACGCCAAAGGGCATGCAGCCCGCGCTCAGCGCCGTTTCGTGCCGAAACTCATGGTAATGAGCCGCGAGCATGAGCACGGCCTGGGCGAGGTCCGAAGGCACCTTTGCCCAGTCGGGACCGAAACCCGCCCTGAAGACGATCCGGGCCGAGCCGCCAGTCGGGATCGGGGGAAGAAAGCCAGGGATCACCAGGCAAGGTCGGACGGCATCGGTCTCGAGCCGCCAGGAGCCCGCCGGAAGTGTCGCGGCGACTCCCTCTGCATCGGCGAGCGCAACCGAGATGACGGAGGTCACGGGGGCGACTGGAAAGGGCTGTCGCTCGGCCCGACGCCAGGCGTCGACTGTCATGGCATAGGTCCGCTCCAGGAGGACCTTGCCCGTCCGCCCCTCTATGGCGGCGATGGCCGCCCGCAGGAAGCCCGCCAAGAGTGCATTCTGCACATCGTCGTCCGAGAACCCGGTCCCGAGGCGCAGGTGCTCCTTAAGACGGGCGACGGGAAGCGCTGTATCAGGCACCTCCGTCAGTTCGACAAGAATCATCGCGAAACCTTTCGCTCGTCGGTGTCAGCGTGGGGCCGCCCCCGAAGAGGCAGCCCCGGCTCGCATCAGCTTGCCGCGAACTTGAGGAGCTTGATGGCCGCAAAGTCGGTGATGCCGCCGCCTACCCGCTTGGTCGCGTAGAACAGCACATGGGGCTTAGCGCTGTACGGGTCGCGCAGGACGCGGAGTTCCGGGCGCTCGGCGATCGTGTAGCCTGCCTGGAAGTCGCCGAATGCGATGGCGAATGAGCCAGCCGTGATGTCAGGCATGTCTTCGCAGATCAGGACCTTGTAGCCCATCAGGCGGGCAGGCTCCCCAGAGACCATGCCGTCCGACCACAGGAAGCGTCCGTCAGCATCCTTGAGCTTGCGAAGTACCCCTGTGGTGCGGGAGTTCATGACAAAGCAGGCCCGCGCCCGGTACTCGGCCCCCAGCGAATAGACGAGGTCCACAAGCGGGTCGATCGTGCTCAGCGCACCCGATGTGCCAGAGGCGATGTAGCCGACTTGGCCCCAGATCCAGCTTCCATTGGCAGCCATGGGATAGCTCAGGAAACCCCTGGGTTTGTCCACTCCGTTGCCTGTCACGAAGGCCGAGGACTCGGCCCGGGCGAACTTTTCGGCGATCCGTGCTGCGAGCCAGGCCTCCACGTCGAAGGCAGCATCGTCCAGGAGGCGCTGGGATGCTTTGGGCTGGGCTGCCAATTCATAGACAGGGACGGAGATCTTCTCGAGGATGCCGGTCGAGGACTCGGTCGCTCCGCCCGTTTCGGTTGCCCAGCCCGCACCGACCTCCCCCCGGTCGATCAGGATATCTAGGCTTCCGCCCTCGACCGCGACCACCGACGCGACCGAGCGGATCGAGGCCGTGGACGTCAGGATGGCCCGGATCGTGTCCGTGGCCGCCGGGCTCACCAGCACGCCACCGTCAGCGGCAACGGCCGTGGACAGCGCCTTGCCTTCGAGCGCCAAGGCGCGAAAGCCCGTGTCGTCGCCCGAGCGGAGATAAGCGTCAAAGGCCTTCTGGTGGGGTGCCTCGACATCCGCCTGGGCCGACAACATCGGACGGTGAGCGGCGTGGGTCATTTTGGCGGAAAGCTTGGTCATGCGTTCGTCCTGCTGCTGAAGGCGGTTGGCGACGTCGTCGGAGAAGCTCCTGAACTCGCTCAGGAAGCCGGCGACGGCGGTCTTGATCTCGGGGGACGGGGACAGATCTTCCCCGGCCCGAGACAGGATCTCGGGGTCAGTCATGGATTGGTCCTTTCCTGGTTGTGGGGATCAGCCCCCGAGGCGGACGCGGGCCTGGGCCACCGCCGCCGTCATCTTTTGGAAGAGCGCGATGTCAGCGCCCTTGCCCGCGAGCCGCGCTTCGCGCAGCATCGGAAATGTCACGAGGGAAACCTCCCACAGATCCACCTCGGCCAGCCGGCGGCGACCCTGCGCATCCTTGGTGGCGCGCAGTGTCTTGTAGCCGATCGATAGGCCGTCGATGGCTCCGGCGCGGATCAGGGCGGCGGCTTCCCGGCCCCTGGCTACGTCTGGCAGGATGCGCCCCTTGACCCAAAGGCCACGCGTGTCCTCGCGCACTTCGTCCCAGACTCCGATGGGCTCGGACGGGTCATGCTGCCAAAGCAGCTTGATGCTGCCGCCCTCGGCCCGAAGCCGCTGGAGAGAGGCGGAGTAGGCCCCGGGTTCGACGATATCGCCGCCTTGGTCTACGGCACCGAACAGCGAAGCATACCCGCTAATGACGGAGCCGTTCCCGGCCACGGCGACATCGGCCAGGGGCCGGGTGAACTTGGTTTCCATGCTGGGCGTCCTCGTCATGGCAAGTGTCTCAGGATGGATTGAACGGCCTGAGCCAGGATCACGGCCACCACCCCATAGACGGTGAGCCAGAGGCGTTTTTCCAATCGCTCCATCATGCCCTCGATCTTCACGAGCGCTTGGTTCAGCTGGGTGAACTGAAGCTGTGTCATGCGCTCCTGGTTCTCGATCCGAAGGCCGGGAGCACACAGGAACGATCGCGGCTCATGGGCCATCGGGACCCTCCAAGGGCGGCAGACCCAAAAGCTGGCGCTTCTCGGCCTGGGACAGGAAGGACGCTGCGGCGACTCGCCGCCACTGCGCTTCGCGCTCCGCCGCCAGGGCAGGGATCTGGTCCAGATCGGGGGCGAGCGCGATCCGTTCGCCGGTGAAGTCCGACAGCCAGTCGCTCAGCGTCTGCGTCACGCGAGTGGCGAGCGGCAGGACCGTCAGTCGGTAGAAGGCACGGTTCGCTTCCTGGTAGTTAGCGTAGGTCGCATCGCCGGGGATGCCGAGGATCATGGGCGGCACCCCAAAAGCGACGGCGATCTCGCGCGCAGCGGCGTCCTTGGTCTTCTGGAATTCCATATCAGAGGGCGAGAAGCCCATGGGCTTCCAGTCGAGCCCGCCTTCGAGGAGCATCGGCCGGCCGGCGTTGCGGGCCCCCTGATGCTGCTGCTCCATCTCGGCGGTGAGGCGGTCGAACTGGTCCTGTGTCATGGTCCCGCCGTTCGGGCCGTTGTAGACGATGGCTCCGGACGGGCGCGCTGCATTTTCCAGAAGCGCCAGGGACCAGCGCGAGGCGCCGTTGTGGACCTCGATGGCGGAGGCGGCCGCTTGGAGCGCCGAAAGCCCGTAGTGGTCATCCTGAGGATGAAAGCTCTTGATGTGGCAGACGGGCGAGGTCTCGCCTACCGCGAAGCGATGGCGCCGACCGCCGACCGTATAGTCGTAGGCAACAGGCCAGCCGTCCTCGCCCGGGACGACCGACATGCGATCTGAGCGGAGGACGTGGAGTTCCTGGGGCAGGCCCTCTTCGCTCACAGCTTCCACATAACCGTTGCCGGTCAGGAGGAGTTGGCCGTAAAGCGACTCGAGGAGTTCGGCGCGACCTTGCGCAGGATTCGGCCGGGCGATCAGGTCGAGCACTGGATGCTCGCTGTAGCGCCTCTGGCTATCCTGAAGGATCAGGGGCAGCGCAGCGGCGGCCTCTGCGATCAGGCGGACGGCGCGGAAGCCTACGGGATTTCGCGTGAACCCCTGCTGCGTGAGCAGGGTCGTGTCACGCGGGGCCTGGGCAGGGCGACCGGCAGTGGAAGGCCAGGCGATCAGTTGGCCGGCAGCCGAAGCCTTGGCCTCGGGCACCGCCGCCGGTACGGGGGCGGGGACCGGAACGGCTCCAGGGGGCGTCCCCATGTCCTTGCGTTTCAGGAAGTCGAACATCCGTTTCTCCTCGGGCCGGGCTCGCGGTCCGTGTAGATGACTATGCCCCGGTGGGATTAAGGGGCTCCGAGACCACCGCGCGGTACGGTTAACACCAGGTGCAACACCCGCTCACAGGTGGCGCATCCGCGGCTCCTGCCAGGAGCCCGCGCCCTCGATCAGCAACTCGTGCAGTGCCCATACGAGCGCATCAACGCGGTCCGGAGAACCTCGACCCCGAAAGCCCTGTGCGGTCATCAGACACATCTGGTCTTCGAGCTTGCCCAAGCCCCGCAAATGCCGGACCTTGTCCTGCTCGTAAAGCGCCGCGATCGGCTCAGCGCGCAGCGCCTTGCCTTGGCTGGCGCGTAGGGCCTTGAACGGCACCTGCGAATCGATCTGGCGCAGCACTGTCTCAACCAAGGCTCCACCTTGGTTCACTTCCGCCAGGACCCGGTCGGCGGCATGACGCTTCCGCGCGTCAAGGGCAGCCTTTGCCCATTCCAGCGGCGAAGCGGCTTGGATCGTCGCGTCCTCCAGGACCCAGGCACGCCAGTCTGCAGGGGGACCCTTGGTCGTTGCGCCGACGACGACGATGCCGCAGGCGTCCGATCCCTTGTGGGACGACACGGCCGGGTCCACTGCGACGACGATACGATCGAGAAACGGAACCTCGTCCGCCTGCGCCGCCTCGATCATTGCCGAAGTCCAAAGGGCTCCTTCAGCATCCTGCAGCAGCACGCCCTCGAGCTCCTGCCGGCCCAGGCGGGTTCCTTCGTAGCGCCGCTGAACTTCCTCCATGAAGCCCTTGGCCAGGTTCGCACGGTTCGCGGATGTTGGCGCGTGGGTCTTCACGGTGCTCGACTGCGCGATGAGATTGGTCAGGACCGGGGCGTTGCGAGGTGTGGTGGTGACGCAGCAGCGGGGGTCGTCCCCAAGCCGCATCCCGAACTGAAGCATGTCCCAAGCCTCCTCGCCGCGCTTCCACTTGGCGAGCTCGTCCGCCCAGGCGCAATCGAACTGAGGACCGCGCAGGGATTCGGGCTCGTGCGCCGAGAAGAGCTGCGCCGTGGCCCCGTTGGGCCAGAGCAGCATCCTTCGGCTAGCGATCCACTCCGGTTTTCGGTCGGGAGGAGAACAGGCCATGATGCCGGAGTCTCCGAACACCATGACCTCGCGGGCCTGATCGATGGTTTCGGCCAGCAGCGCCACGCGCTTGGCCCGACCAGGGTCCTTGGGCCGCGGGCCCTCGACCTGCGTGCGGATCCACTCGGACCCGGCGCGTGTCTTGCCCGCTCCGCGCCCGCCCAGAATTACCCAGGTGCGCCAACTCCCTCCGGGCGGAAGCTGATGCGGGAGCGCCCAAAAGTCGAAAAGGAACGGAAGTCCCGCAATCTCACGATCAGAGAAACCGGCCACGGCGTAGCGGACTTTCTCGGGGTTCTGCCTGGCCAGACGTGCCGCACCCTGGCGAAGCGGAGCCGGATCAAACGTCATCGCAGCAGTCCTGGATACGGGCCAGCCGGCAGGCGACCTCCTGGCGGAGCGCGTCGAAGTCGATCTCGCAGGCATTTGCGATGCCGGAGTTCTTGGCGTGCCAGGCGTTGTACCGCTCCTCGGCCTCAAAGGCGCGCTTGAGCGCCGTCTCAAGCTCCGACTGCTTGAGCCCGATCTCCTTGAGGGCTCCCGGTTCGTCGTCCTGCACCCGATCGAGGATCCCCGACAGGGTTCGACGAACGGAACGCAGGAGCGTCAGGGCATCCTGGAAGTTCTGCTCGATATCGTCTTGCGAAAGGAGGGTCGATGCGCGCGATCTGGTCAT